CTGAAAGCAATTTCATATCGCATTGCTCCTCCCACTTAATCAGCCATCTATCAAGTGCAACAAGATATGCTTGATTCTTTTGCTCAAGGCTGTTGTAGCTGACGCTGTCGCCATCACCAGGCATTGATTCAAGGCCGAACATGAGACCTACATCTTGCCGAGAGAACTGTTTGAGTTGTGCGAACTGTGCTTCGTTGTTCGTCACATTCACCGAGTTAAGCTTGATACCCTCTCTGAGCAACGCTGCTTTACCGGCATTGTCAGATCCTGCTTCTTGCTTGTTGAATCCGTCGATAAACTTCTTCGCTTCTTCCTCGGATCGAAACATTCCAGGGGGAGTCTCAAGAGCAAGCTTCCCGCGAAATCCCTTTCCGAGTTGGTTCACTTCGTAGTTTTGTGCTTGATATGGGATTTGCAATGCCTTATTGCACATCTGCATAACACCTTCGCCAACGATCCCGTTGTACGCGAACCCGAGGATATGCAGAACATCGGCATCTTCCATGATAACCCAGCCTCGCTTATCAGTGCGAAATCCGAGCGTCATATCTGTGTCTTCGTCTTTGTTCGGCTTAGTGGCGTGGTACTTGACTCCCTCGTAGATGAACGTGACTGTCCGGTCTGGCATCATCGGAATAAGTTCAATTGGCGTTCCTGTTTTGTCGCGAATGATTGCGGCTCGACCGTTGCCCCACATGATTGCATGAGAACTAACTTGTTCTTTGAAGACGCTTGGAGCTTGCATCGCGTTTGGTTGTTCACGCAGGAGTGCGTACGACGGATGGTTCATGTCCGTTGCAGACCCTTCTCCCTTATTCTTTTTGATGTCGACCGGAAGTTGGCCGATATCCCCAACAATTTTGTTGTGGGCATAGAACACCGGAGGCAATCCGAGCGCGTCACTTTGCCCTATTCGTTTGGCAGCAGTCCAGTTCTCCCAGTCTAAACCCATCCATCGAGAAAGTGAATTAAAAAGATTCGGCATTTGGGTTCCCCTAGTACAATACCAAAGATCCTGAAAAACGCTCTGGTTGCAAACTGCAAACTCGATAGGCCATCACGATAGCGACAATCGGGTCGATCTTGTCTTTAGACTTTGCCTTGTCGAACATATACCTGTCCTGACGATCCTTGGCTATGATTGCATTACCAGCACACCATTTAAGAAGTTCCCCGCCTTCAAACGTGAATCTGCCATCTTCAAGCAACTTGATAAAGTCTCTGATCGCTTCGTTGAAATTGCTTGGGTTCTGTGCCATGCGTGCGCCGACAATACCAGCCTTCTCAAGCGTTTCGCCTAGTTGCTGCCCGTTATACGGGTCATACGCTACCGTCTGGACTCCAATGTCTGCACATTCCGCGATCAAGTCCTTGCTGAGTTCCTCGATAGGGTATTTGGCCTTCTTAATTTGCTCTGTGTATACCCATTGTGCAAACGGCATGACGGAAAGATCACGCTTCGTGTCCTCGGCAATGTACGGACGTACTTTCGCTTCATACCTGTAAAGAGGTCTACCTTCTGTGTCGTTTCCGATTCGGAATCTTGCACATAAAGCGAACGCAGCAAGGTCGTCCCTTGCCCCGAGGTCGACACCTCCTCCAAATGCATCGGCCTGCTTCCAATCGGAAGCGACTTTGATGCACTTGTCAAAGTTGTCAATGTTGAACGCTCGTTCTGTTGAACTCACAATCCGGTTGCCATGGTAGCGAATAAATCGATTGATACCGAGCGCGTTTTTCGAGTCTTCTTTCCATCGCTGCTCAAGATAGTCTCGCTTGATGCTTACGTTGAGATTCGGGTTTGATTTGAGCCACAATGAACTGTCTGATGGATCGTCGTCTTTGTCGAGTTCGTAGATCAAGGAGAAAAGACTTTCGTCCTTAAACTCCTCCTTCATTACCGACACTGCATAGTTGTAGTTCTCCAACCACAAGTGCGAGTCGTCTGCACCGGCAGTTGTAATAATCAGGTGGAGCGGTTGCGTGCGCGATCCAGAACCAGTAACCATCGTGTCATAAAACTTGCGGTGGTGTTCACCAAATGCGTGTAGCTCGTCCATTAAAATTAACTGCGCGGACAGACCATCGAAGGGTTTGTCCGATGAAATTTTGCGAATGTACGAACCAGTTCTGCCAAAATAAATCTGTTCATTTTTGTCAGTAGTTTCATTTGTGAACCATGGCGACTGTTCACGCATTCGTTTTATTTCGCTGTAAACAACATCGGCTTGCTCTTTTTTAGTAGCAGCAAGCAATATCTGCGCGACGTTTTCTGGTCTGTTAGTCGCGGGATTGATATCGCCAATACCAAGAAACAAGCAAATGCCTGCTGCCAGAGTGGACTTGCCGTTCTTTCGGGCCATTGACCAATACACTTTGCGGAAACGACGCGAGTTGTCTGCATCGCGTTTCCAACCAAAGATATTCCAAAGCCCAAATAGCTGCCAATCCTCGAGTTCTAATGGTCGACCAGCAAATTCACCAATTGAATGCCGGAGCATGATCGGAAAGAATTGACAGACGCTCGTCGCCCAGTGCCGGTCAAAGTAATATGGGAAGTCGTCGGTGGATTGTTTTTGAAGGTCTGATTTATAGCGGCGCACAGCGTCCTTGACTCTCTCGCAAGCAACAATGCTGCCAGAAAGAACGCCCTCAACGTAGTCTTCGACTCGTCCAGCAACTCCGCTAGTTATCACCGCGACTCCTTGTAGATTGCTCAAGCCATTGCTCGAAAGGATCGACCTCTTTGATGCCCTCTACGTTGTATTTGCTCCTCTGCGTTGGCGACAATCCAAGCTCCGGCAAAAGCTTGTTTGCCTGATCGCGAAGCTTGTGGAGGTCTGGAAGCAGAGGATGCCTCTTTACGTCCATGATTCCTCCCGTCTTCTCGACGGTAATTGTTTCGCCTTCTTTCTCAATACGTTTGCGAAGCGACAGCCAACCGCAATAGGCAACAACGTACGCCTCAATAAGTTGTCCAAGGTCACTCGAAAGCGAACCTATTTTTTTCATGTCGGCAATAGTTTTTGCCCACGTTTGCTTTTCGTCGTCGTTGAAATACGATGGCACTGGTGGCTCGATACCATCGGACTTACTGCAAGACGCATTCTTACGCTCTGGGTGTTTTTTGTAATAGCCTGTAGCCTCCGCTTGCTCTGGAGACATCCTTTTTCTTCCTGTGACCATTATGAGCCTCCCATAAGCCATTGATAATGTTTTCCGCTCTGCTGCTTAATCTGCATTCCTGCGATTGCATCGCCTTCTAGGTCTTCGTGGCATTGCCTGCATACGGCAAGCCAGTTGATCCTTTTCATCCTGAGTTGCGGTTGACTTCTGATTGAATGAATGTGGTGCATTTCCGCTGATGGTTGTGCGTTTTCGACTCCGTAAAGGACTACGCAACGCTCACACAATGGATGCTCGGCGCGGTAACGCTCAGATGCAATCTTGTGATCGTATCCATGCCCTTCATCGAGTGTGGATCGCTTCTGCGTCGAACGCCGCTTGCAATCGCACACCTCGTCGACAATCTTACCACAATGGCACAACTTAGGCATTCTTGCTTGCTGCGGCTTGTACCGACAGCACTCCCCTAGCCAAAACTGAATTTCCGGTCGTTACATCACGCAATGTCCATGTGTAACTTGCAATTTCGTCCGTGACAGAAGAAGGTATTTGCAGGGTTACACTTGTTGCAGTTCTAGCAACAAAACTTGCGTTTTCAACGACAAGAACATCAGCACCAGTTCTGTCCTCCGCAACGAACCTTAACGTCAGCCCAGTCAGCGTTGCAGTCGTTGAAATGGTGACGTTTGTTTGCTCGTCCTTGTAGACAGTAATTGTCGTCCCGTTGACTCGCTCTGGAGTCGAGGAAGTCACTGGATACACATTGATGCCAATGGAGTTAACTCCATCGCGAATCGTGTCGAGGATGCCGACCGATGGATCTGCTGGCGTTGTACCGCTGGCAGGAATGCCAAGGATGCTTCTGATGGCAGTCCTTTCATTTGCAGTCCAGTCAGTGCTACCTGCACCGCCTGCTGCCATAGAAAGGGCAATTGTGTCAAACCTGAACTGACCGTTTCCGTCCGATTCTATCATTGAGTCCAACCTGGAAAGGACTTGCAAGTTTCCTACTTCCGTTGCGATTTCAGTTGCAGCATCGGCAGCAATCACCCTAGCAGAAATCGCACCCGATACAAATGCGTCCTCAGGAATCGAGTTAGGTTCTGCATCATGCAATACTGCTGCAATGTGACCTGACCCAGTAACTGCCAATGCTCTTGTGTTGTTTTGACTAATAAGAATGCGATCACCAAGTGACCCATCTGGAAAAACCGTCGCAGCGTCAATATTCCATACCGCATCGCGGTTTTGGTTTGCGGTTGGAATGTCTGAAACCGCAGCGGGCTGCGCTGGAAGGTTATCCGTTTTGGCCTTGATGGCGGTTACTTCGGTATCGACGTAGGAGGCGAGCGTGTCAACGCTCGTTTGGCTCGCCTTGCTTGCCACCGTCGTTTCATCGGCCACGCTAGCAGGAAACGTAACAGATGCAGCAGCATTAACCGTTTGACCATTGATTCTAGCAACGTCTCGCAAGCCACCGCTTGCGTTTGTTGCAGTAGAAACCAAGTCATCGAAAATGGTTGGCTCGATGACCATGAAACGATGCACGCTCATGGCATACGACGTATTGTGCATCCCAATCTCAAGCGAACCAATCGTATCTGTGTTGCCTGTGGTCAGGGTGATTTTGTAGTTGCCATTGGTATCGTGGGTAGCAGTACCACCAGAAAAGATTGCTGTTGTTCCTGCTTTGGAAATGCGAAAATCACTTGTGCCAGCAGTCGTCACTGGAAGTCCAGAGGCATCCAAGACTGGGCCGACAAGGAAAGTAGTCGAAGTTGATTGCTTGAGCCACATTCTAGTTCTTTCCTCCGCAAATGATTCGTCGTCGTCTGTTTCCGATTGTTTCGTCTGCTTCGACCATCCAAGTTGGGGATCGTGATGGCCTGCGTGAGAATCCCATTCTTGGGCCTAGTTGGTAGAGGGTTTGTATTTCGGATTCTTGTAAATCTCGAAACCACAATGCTGCACTTGCGACTTGACCAGTTCCGTATAAGTTTTCACCAAGAGTTCTTCCGATTTCAAAATTGCCTACATTGCCTAACGAAGTCGGGAATATACCTGCTGAACCAAAACTCAATAAGTTTCCGTTCACATACGGAAGCAATCTTACAGATTGCGATGCAGCGTTGCCATTATACCTATAAAAAATATGCATCCATCCAGTAGTTCCAACACTTGCAGAAAGAAAAGCATTTACACCAGTGTTTTCAGCAGTCATGTACAATGTACCGCCGAACAGATAGATATTAGCTCTTGGCCCAGTAGAACCACCTAATCCAGCACCGCAATAAAAACTTTGATTAGATGCTGATCTATAGTACCAAAGAGAAATTCCTACCTGTGTTTGTCCATTAAGACTTCTCGATGTTGTCACATAATCATTGCTTCC